GTGGTAAGGCCGGTGTCATACCCAATGCTGCGTGCGCCATCGCCGCTTTTGTATTGGGCGAACGCCTCTTTGCATTTTTCAACGCCGTACTTAGCGCTGGTCAGGTTAGCGCCGGTCAGGGTAGCGCCGGTCAGGTTAGCGCCGGTCAGGGTAGCGTTGGTCAGGTTAGCGTTGGTCAGGTTAGCGCTGGTCAGGTCTGCTCGGGTCAGGTTAGCGCTGGTCAGGTTAGCGCCGACCAGGGTAGCGTAGGCCAGGTCAGCGTAGGCCAGGGCAGCGTAGGCCAGGGCAGCGCTGGTCAGGTTAGCGCCGGTCAGGGTAGCTCCGGCCAGGTTAGCGCCGGTCAGGGTAGCGTTGGTCAGGGCTGCGTAGGCCAGGTCAGCGTAGGCCAGGTCTGCGCTGGTCAGGTTAGCGCCGGCCAGGTCAGCGCGGGCCAGGGGAGCGGATACGCCGCCCTCATTACGCAACCATCTTGCATGCGATTCGATTACTTCCGAAAGTTCTTCTTCTGTGTAGGTTTTCAAAATCTTTCTCCTATCTATTTCGTTTCGTTGAGCCAAGTATTATCGCAAATGCCGAGCGAGTCAACACAATTTTAGCGAACCCATTCCAAGCGATCCCCGAAAATACACCAGCACACATGCCAGGCGTCTTCGTCGGATTCTATGCCGCCCATACTGAACGCTGGTTTGCCCTTAAACTTTACACTGTAATTCCGGTTCATTGGTTGCTCGCGGATAGCCACGCCTCAAAAGCCGCAATAGCGCCCTGCCATCCGAGCGCAACAGCCACAAAGCACCCAAGCGACTGAGCAGTTTCCAGATACTCAACCTGGCCATCCTGCCACTTGCTTTGGGTGTGATCCCTCCGCTTAATCTCGATCAGAAGCGTCGGCGCGCCAGGCAAAACAACGTCAGGCGCGCTTTTTGCCATGCCTAATGCTTTGTCACGCGCAAGCTGCGCAAACTGCGCGCAACGGCGCTTTCCCTCGTTTTTAGGGTGCAGTGCAATCCGCCCGTATGTTTCAGGGTGCAATTTGCGCAGCTGGCTAAAGAACGTGGCCTGCTCGGCTTCCTCTAGCGGGCATTCGCCCCTAAAATTTTGATCTCCAAACACTGGCAACGATTCGGGAAACTTCATGCTATAAGCCTCTGTTGTAGTTGTTCGTCGTCAGTTGGCGCGCCAAACCCGGCAACCTCCCAGAAGTGGCCCTTCTTAACATAGGTAATCGTCCTGGGGATGACGGTGAACTCGTCGGTTGCAATGCTAAAAGCCATGCGCTTTTGTGCCGACCATGTGCTGTTTTCCAAAAGGTATACCGGGAACTTGCGTCGCGGCGTCGTCACCTCTGCCGTAATCATGTCATTACCAGACCGGCTTACGCCTCGCGTGTAGGTGATCGTTATAACCTCCTCGGTCTGCGGCTTGGTCGGGTCTTTCTTGTGCGCTTGGTGCATTTCGATGAGCTTGTCGTTGGGGTTGACCAGCTCAGACTTGCAGCCGCTACAGAAGCGCGCAGCAATGTCGTTAGCATGGTCGCAAACCGGGCAAACCTTGCAGCTCCAGTAATAGTCGCAGCGCTCGCCTGTGCGCATATGCGAATGCTGGCAGCGGCGGCCAAAATGCGCAGGCATTGGCACGTCTTCGCCTTTGTGGTTCTGCGTCAATATCCGCTCGCCGGTAAGGTCTGCAAAGTAGCCGTATGCGTCGATAAGAAAACCGGAGTCGTTAGGGCGCGCGCTGAACATGTTCACGCGGCTGCATGATTCGCACACCGCCTCTATAGGATCTCCGCCAGTCGATTGATACGCCGCTTTAACCTGTGGCGCGTAAAGATCGCCGTCCGGACAGTGCTTTTCAAAGTTGCCCGCGTAGTCGAAAACCACGCACTCGGTTTTGCCGTCGAAGAGGCGCATGCCACGGCCCATGATCTGTTGCAATAGGCTCACTGACTCAGTGGCGCGCAGTATCGCAATATGGCTCACGTTGGGCGCGTCAAAGCCCGTAGTAAGCGTTCCTACCGAAACCAAATACAGAAACTTTCCTGCCTTGAAGTCTTTAACGATTTTTTCGCGCTCGGCCTTTGGCGTCTCGCCGTCGATAAGCGCGGAGTTGTCCGGGTGCAGGCTGGACATTATCTCGCGCGCATGCTGGCGCGTTGCAGCGAACAGCATAACGCCGGTCGCCTCTTGGGTTTGCGCCACTACATCGGCAACAATTGCAGCGGTACGCCTGCCCCATCCCTCAAAAGCAGCTTTAACAGTGGCCGCGCTGAACTGCCCGTTGCTTTGAACCTTTAAGCCGTCCGTTTCGTATTTGCTGGCGTTTATCTCGCCAGCGCGCAGCGGCGTAAGAAAGCCAAGCTCCAGCAGCATGCGAGCGCCGATGCTGTAAACACACTGATGAAAGTACGGATCGCGCGCAATGCTTTCTGGCAGCGCCTTTCCGTCTGGGTCTACGCCAAAGATAAACCCGGTTTGCAGGCGAAACGGCGTAGCAGACAATCCGCACACGCGCAGCGTTGGCGAGCTTTGGCGCATGTCGTCAATGATTTGCTTGATGCTGTCGGTGATGCCGTGGCATTCATCCACGATGACCCCGGCAAACTCGCCACCTAAGCGCCGCGCAACTTTCTTGAATGTAAGTGGCGTGGCAAAAATAACCTGGTGCCGCAGGCTTTTGCTGATGCTGGCGCTGTAGATGCTAGCCTTTTCGCCTATCGCCAGATACTTCTCGTGGTTCTGTTCGGTAAGGATCGCGGACGGCGCAAGGCATAGCACGCGCTTGCCGACTGACAGGTCGTGCAAGGTCTTTGCCAGCATGGCCACGATAACGCTTTTACCTGCTCCAGTGGCTGCTTCCACAACTACGGGCAAGGTTGAGCCGCGCCAATGGTTTATCACTGCGTCGTGCGCTGATTCTTGATACCAACGGGGTTGTAGCATGTTCTTTCCTCGGTCAAAAGGCGGTCAGAAGAGCGCGGAAGACATTGACTAGATGCCTTGTCGGGTGGCCACCCTATCCGCGCGGGTATTGTATCAGGTAAAACGCCAGCTATCTTTGCTAGTGCTCGTCCACTTCGCAAGATCAGCGCCAGGCGCTAACGCTTCCAAAGCCTTGGCATAGGTAACCGACTTTCTCCCGGCAACGTGCGTTAGCTTGCGGCCATGCACTAGCGCGTCTTTACCGTCCGCCAACTGGATAAGCGAGGCGAGCAATTCTTTCTCGCGCGCCGCGTCCGCCTTTTGCCGATGCCGTACCGCGTCAAGTTCCGTGATGATCCGCCCGCTTTCCGGCGTTTCGATGACTACGCGCAACGGTTCCAGATGATCTGGGTTTGCCAGCTCTTCCAAGTAGAGCGCGTAAAAGGCACTAATTGTAGGCAAGTGCTTATCAAGCCAATTGGGATCTGCTTCGACTCGTTCAATGCTGATCTGCTCAGGCACATAGTCATGCGAGAACGGATCACCCTTTGGCGCGACGTACTGCGCAAAATAGGCGTGCTTTCGGCCAGCAGCCAGCATTTCCATTTGAACTTGGCACGAATAATGCAACTGCTCGGATAGCGGCTTAAATTTTGCTTCCTGTTCGTTGCGCAAGCCGAACGGCACTTTAAGCTCTAGCACGCCGCCGTCATCGGTCAAGCCGTCCGGGCTTGCGCCCATTAGCTCACCATAAGCGAAGAAGCCGCACTGCTCTACCTCTAGGCCGCTCTCGCGCATGAATGCGAGCATGGCGCGCTGCTCGTTGTTGTTGCCGTGATCTGTTGCGACCGAGCCTAAAAATTCAGAAGGTGCGCCGCGATATTCACGAACCATTGCGCGCAGTACATCGGCAGGCTTCTGCCAGGGCGACAGGCCCAAGATTGCGCCGACGCGCGAGCCGGTAATGCGGTTTTTGCGTTGCTCAAACCATTCTTGGCTACGTTGTTCCATGTGTCTCTCCAAATGCCCGGCGCATGGCCGGCGCATGGCCGGGCTTGTTATTGGCTAAAACGGGATATCGTGGAAATTGGCAGCGGCAGGCGGCGCAACCTGTGCAGGTGCAGCAGCGCCAGCCTTTGCAGGCGACACCGCCTGCACCCAGTTGCCGCTCTTGCTTTTGTCGTCTAGCTCCCAAACGCCCATCTTCAAAACCATCGGGCGGTTGCAAAGCTGCGACAGGCTCATATCGCTAGGCATGGTTTCTTGCCGCTGCTCCATGCTGCTAAACAGCCCGCCGCCTGCGTTGCTGGCGATTGCAGCCAGCATGCGCTTAGCCTTATCAGCCGTGGCTGCGTCTTTTTCGTAGACCTGTACCTTCTGGAAAATAACCCGGTTGGCGTACTCGGCAGGCTTGCTCACACGCCACTTGACCTTGATGAACTTGGCGCCGTTGTGCTCGTCGTTCTTCGCCTCCTCGGCAATCGCTAGCACGCTTGTGCCATCTGGGATTGGCGAAAGGTTGCCGCCGCCTATCTCGAATTTACCGTCGGTCTTTTGTGCGCTGCTGCCATCGCTAGTTGCCCAGAAACTCATGATGCCACCTCGCTGTTATAGAATTTGACGTATCTCAAAATAGGATTGCTGCCATGCTCTACCGGAATTTCGACGGGCATGTTGTAACGGTTTTTTGCGTTGATGTAGCCGACCTGTCCGTCGCCAGTAGTAATCAGCTTGCGCTCGCCTGTCTGCACAAGCCTGCCAAGCTTTGTTGTCTGGCCTTTTCGGTTTGTCTCACTGCCCTGAATAAATTCTTCTTTCACCAGATACAGCACCGCATCGCATTGGCTTGTGTAAATCGACAGTGCTTGGTTGTCCATGTCCATGCTGAACACGCTGTAATCGGCGGCGGCGTCCGGACGGTTGCGTATCTTCTTGATACCGGTGTGCGCCAGGAAGACGATGCCCATACGCTTGACCGCGCGCAGCTGCTCGCACTTGTAAACAAACTCAGCATGCCAGCTTGCCACTTCGGCATAGCCCTTGTGGAAGCCGCCCGAGGCGTCTGCCACGGTGTTGACACCATCGCGGAGTGCGATTTCATGGCCAAACAGCATGTCGAGGCTGGTAATGCTGTCCACTACTAGCGACGTAAAACCATGTTCAGTGGCGATCAACTCATCCATGATAGAAAGCAGCGTTTCGCGTGTGCTTTTCAGGTTGCCCACTTCATCCTTTGACGCCTTCGGCAGTCGAGGTAGAACGTTAGGCTTTGCCTCTTCGTCCCAGCTATCGAAAACCGACGCGCCGTCTTCAGACATAACCATCAGCGCATTCGGGAACATCGCGCCAAGCGTTGTTTTTCCCGTGCCTGGTGTGCCGACGATGGTGATTATCGGCGGTTTGGTTTTAGGCTTTGCAGCACGTGCAAGATGGCTCATTTCAGGACTCCTGATTCTTGTCTTCTAGGAACTTTTGCAGCGCCTGCACTGTTGACAGCTTAGGGTCGCGCGCCGCGCCAGACAGCAGATAGTTGATTGTGCCGAGCGATACGCCCGACTTGTAAGCGATTTCCGCTCGGTCGTGCTTGCGGAGTTCGGCGATCAGTTCTTCTAGCATTTTGGACTCTTTGTTAGTTTTGGTTTACAGCCTAATATTAGCAGTTCGCTATAAACTATGCAAGCGAATAATAAGAAAAAGTTCGCCCGTTCCCGCCTTTTCGACGGTCAACCTTGATACGGCCATGCTCAACCAGATAATCCAAGCCTGCCTGAATGCTGGCGTCGCCCATCTTCTTGCCGCCCGGCACGCGATGCTTGATAACTCCGGTCGTCATCTCGCTGTCAGCGTTCTCTAGTGCTGTCATAATCGAAAGCAGCAAGCCGCTGCCTTTCTCTCCGGCATCGGTTGATTCGAGGCTGTCGCCAGCCTTGGCCTTATTGATCTTCATATGGGTTACGCGCTTCACCAGCTCATGCGCCCATCCCATATGCTCAAGCTGAATAACGCCTTCTGACGCACCAAGAATGCCTGCAACCTTGATTGCAAGCTCTGTAGCGCCTAGCGCCTGGCTTTCCAGCCCGGTGCCTGCGTCACGCTCGTGCAAGGCAATCTCGCGCCAGTATTGGCGAACGCTGCCTAGCATTCGCTCCGCCT